CCGCAAACGCGGCGCCGTCCCAAGCACCGCCAGCAATCAGCTTAACATCACTGCCTGCGGAAGATGGATCTCCTGCTCCTGGGTCAGACTCAAAGTTTGTATAGTAAGAACCTTTTGCTCCGGGCAGATTTCCATAATATCTGGTCGTGCCTGTATAAATATAACTTTGAGTTAATAACCACTGCCACATAGCACCGACGCAATCTTCAACGCCTATATTTGAAATCATACGACGAGAGGCTGTATCTATATGACCGCCCGTGGTTCCAGGGTCTCCTGATCCGTTTATGTTAGTCTCTTCGTTTGAACCTGCGGCGATAATTTGAAATTCTTCATCGGCAAGCATTTTCTTTTTAACTGCACCGCCGTCATCTACAAAGTCCATCCAGTTACGAGTATCTGAAATTGTTCCCCCATAAACTGAAGTTGTACTGCTTCCGGTCCCTGAAGCGAGGTAAATATCTACCCATTTGTTTATTCCATCGCTGTACACCATACCTTCAGGATTTGCGAATTTAGGTTTAAAGTTCAGATCCCAAATTGAGGCAGGGAGAACGTCTCCGGCAACAAAGTCGGTTAAAGTGTGGCCTGAAATAGTACCTACGGCAACGCAAAGCCCGTGAAAACCGCCTATCTTGCGGCTTGTTGAGGCTGAGTAACCTGATGGCGTGGTTGAGTTAGCTGATAAGACTATCTTGGGCGCTGAACCACTTACAGGCACGCAGGCGTAAATATAAAAATCTTTGCCCGCTCTGTTGGCTGCTGTTCTGTAATCTGTACCAGCTATGGTATCCCACGATGCTTCCAAGGATAAATCTACCTCTGCTTGAGTAGTCAAGAAATAAACAGTTCCGTTTATATCTACACTCAGCTTGTTAGGCGTTAAGATAGTGTACCTATTAGCGGCTGTGCTATATGCCGTCTTAAGCGCCCACTTCTGGTCGCGCTGATAAAGCGATGGATAAAGAGCTGCTAAGGTTGTCTTTACCACATTATTGCAAGGGTATTTTGTGGTAGAGGTATCAAGCGCGGAAGTTTCCTTATTCGCTGAATTCTCAGCCGTAAAGCCAAGGGCCGCTTGGTAGACTGAGTCAAAATACGTCTTCAGCGTCGCCTTGATATTTGCCCAGGTCGACTTCTTGGTTGTGGGCGTGCCGGAGTTGTCCACTACTGGCATTACGTCTGTGTCCTGGGGGGTGGTAAGTTCGGTTAATTCTGTAATTTTTACATCAGCCATTTGGGGTCTCCTTTAATAATTGTTTTCACTTTTTCAAATATTTTTCTCCTTAAGGTAAATCAATCACTGTTAAAACTCTTGGGCTATAAGTTGCCCCGTATTGGTAAACATCAGCTGAAGTGTTCCATCGTATCTTCACCGTATGGCTTCCAGGGGTGAGCCCTGTTTCAAGATGCTGAAAAGTAACTGGAAAAACATCGTTGGAGTACCCATTTTGGCTAATCTTGCCATAGATTGTTCTTTTATTAGTCCCGTCTATATTTGCGTAAACAAGAAACGATCTGGTAGTTTCACTGGCTGTATTGGCAAATGGAGCTGAAAATATAACCAGTAATTTTGTTCCCTTGGTAGTTAGCGTTATAGACATATTCGTCATATCCGCTTCTGATCCTGCGCCGGCTATGTCGGTTGTTCCTGTTGCCTGGGTGGAAGCTCCGACAATGGCGTGATCATCCACATACTTCTTGTTCGCTACTTCATAATTTGCAGTCGGGGCAGATGACGGCGTAACTGGAAATGAGCTAAATGTCTTTATCCCTGCTACAGTCTGGTTGCCGGTAAGTTTGACAGCATTGTCATCTATATATTTTTTCGGCGCAGCCTGGTAATCTGTCGTGGGTGTCGGGACAATAGGAGATACCGAGAAAGTTTTAACCCCTGAAGAAATAGTCTGGTCGCCTGTAAGCTTAACATTATCTGCAGGCAAGTTTGCCGCAGGGATAATTCCAGCCCCTGAGGGAATATTCGCCAATTCAGTCAATGCCGCCCCGCCGACTTTACCTGCCGTGGATATTTTGGCAAGTTTGGTGTCTGCGATTGAGGCATTACTAGCTACTTTATCGTTAGTTACCTGCAGGGCTGGATCTGTCCCCAGTTCAATTGCCTCAAAATTTTCTCTGATCATCGCTGGAGCTTCTTTTAATTTTGCATCATTTTCCGGTTTTAAATTATTCCACGCCATTTATGCCTCCTCTATACCTTCGCTCTTTTTAACTTGGACAATACTGTCATTTATAATTTGCTGAATACCCTCAATATCTATGCTTACGTCAATTTTAATAGTATAAAACTTTTTCGGGTCTAATGAACCGTCAACCCTTAATCTATAATGAAGCATAGCGCTTTTAAAACTTCCATCATCATTAAGGCTAAATATCATCTTGTTTGGTATTATTTCTTTAATCATAAGTCCCCCCTAAATCCCGTGTATATGAGCAAGAAAATCTCCTGCTGCAGCAGTTCCTTCATCATCGTATAGTTTTATATTACATCCGGTTAAATCAAGGTTATTGACCTTAGAATATATCCCGTCTCCTGAAGTAATCGTAATATGCACTCCATAAATTTTATGGAATTCTTTAGTAAATACTATATCGGCTCCATCCTCAGGGACAGCGACTTCACTTTCTATTTTGTCGTCAATGTCCGGCAGGTCTGCTGTATAATTTAATTCTGAGCATAAAAGATTTTGCGATGTGCTTTCTCTAGTCATTGTCATCCTTATTTGAAAATACCTACAGATATAGTCTCCTGTCTGAAAATCAACCCAATCAGACCAGGTAATATTGTCTTCTGATATTCGTATTTCAAAAGATGCTCCACCTGATACTTCACTACCAGAAAATCTCATAGTATCAGGCATATCAGCGCATGTCAGTTCTCCAAAATCCTGAAAAGTCAAATCTTTATCAGGTATAGTTATTAAAGAGTTAATATCAATTCCAAATGTAGCCAGATACCCTAAATCTATTGCTGAGCTTGTATACTTTCCCGTAAGAAGCTCTGAGGAGATTATGATTCCCTGCAATTCACTATCCTCTGTAACCAAAAACTCCTCGTTTTCAGTTAATAGATCGTCGCCGTCCTCAGTAATGATATTGCCTTCAATTAACTCTTCTGTTCCGTCAAATTCCCCCGACCAATCATCGGTATAGTCAACCACAATATTTTGAAATGGGATTGTTTCAATAGTAATTACTGCTTCTTTAGCATTAGTAGAATAATTCCCCGAAGTATCTATTGCCTTAATCCAATAAGAGATATTACCTTTCTTAAAAAACGTTAATGTCAATTTATTTGACTTTATCCCTGAAGCCAATACTTCGCCTGTTTCCCAGTTATCCCCAAGCCTTATTTCATAGCTAGCTAAATCTACGTCAGATATATTAGCCCAAGTCATAACCAATATATCCCGTTTTTGATTTATTAAAAAAGAGGTCACATCTGAAGGGGCAGCTGATTTACCTATTAAAGTTATATTTTGATACGGACTCAAGGATATGCTTTTTTCTGTCCCGTCAAAAGCTACTGAAGTAACTACTATTCTATAAGATTGCAAATCTTTTAAATTTCCAATAATGGTAAAGTGGGTTCCGTAAGTTTCGCCAATATAGTTAAAACTGCTTCCGCTATCGTCTGACAGGTAAATTTTAGCCTTGGAGTATTTCAAGACTTGATATTCTGCTGCATTAGGCTTAGCAAACCATACATCTATGGCATTTTCTATTGTGCCGTCAGCCATTTTTACAAGGCGTTCTGTAAGCGTTAAGTTTGTAACATTAGGAAAATCCGTGCTCAAAGAAGATACTTTCTTGGTGGATATTACTACCGCAGTATCATCGTATATGTCCTCGTTGTATTCCGGTATCTCAAACTCAATCTCGCCGTCTCTGTTTCTGGAAATACCCATAATGCGGCCGGGCTTAACTACCTTGTCCACCTCGCCGAAGGAATACAGGTCATAGGCGATCGGTGTCTTGGAAAACGCTTCGCTGACGTTGACCTCGGTGTAGCTGCCTGCGGCGTCGGTAACTGTGCGCTCCTCATACCCGCCCTTGGCAAAGTCAACGCGAATGGCGTATGACTTTGCGGCCTCAATGACAACTGTGCGGTCAAGCTTGACCTTTGTCCGGGATATTATCGTCCAGTACGTGGCGTTCGTAGGCAGGTTGCCGGTTGACGCTAAGATACATTTATATTCGTTTCCACTGTAGGTTACTGCCTCGTTGACAGCATATGTAGTCCCTGCGTCGTAATCCCCCTTATAAACAAAATCAGCATGCACCGTGCCGCCATATCCCCACTGCGGAACGTCGTGGGCTATGTCCACCACTTCACCGCATTGGCGTACTATAGATCCAAGCGCAGACTTAAGATTTATGGTATTGGAAATATACTTGAGTGCCAGAGCATAGTTCCTGCCGTGCCTGATAGCGTAGCTTTCCTTGACGCCAAAATAACGAATGGTTACGGCATTAAGGGGCTTTCCGGCGGTCAACGCCTCGTCATCTACCCAGGCCTGAACAGTCTGCGGAGTGTAATTCTGTGTCTCATCGTCAAACTGAACG